GCGCAAGGCTGCCATGCGCGAGGAGCTGGACGCCATTCCGCGAGACGGCAATGGGGTGTGCCTGCCAGGCATCTGGATTGAGCAGGCCATGGTGCTGAAACCCGAATGCGTGCTGCGCCTGGCGCTGGATGATGACTTTGTGCACAAGAGCCTGGCCGAGCGCGATGCGTGGGTGGCCGACTGGATTGCGCGATACCTGGAGCCAGTCCTCAAGCAGCTTGACCCGACCCTGCGCCACGTGTTTTCGCAGGACTATGCGAGGCACCGGGACTTTTCCGTGTTCGGCGTGATGGCGCTGGCCATGGGCATGCGTCGGCAGTGCCCGCTGGTGATAGAGATGCACAAGGTGCCGGCCCGCCAGCAGATGCAGATCATCTGGTACGCCATCGACCGCATGCCCAACCGCTGCGGGGGCGCGATGGACTCCACCGGATCAGGCGAGACCACGGCCGAATACACGGCGGACCGGTATGGCCACACCCACGTGCACCAGATCAAACTCAATCGCGGCTGGTATGGCACCTGGATGCCCAAGCTGATCCAGGCATTCGAAGACGGCGTGATTGATCTGCCAGCCGATCCAGATATTGCTGGCGATTTGCGGGCGATTGAAGAGGTCGATGGCACCGCGATGGTGAGCAAGCTGCGCCGGGAAGACGTGAAAGACCCCGATCTGATGCGCCACGGTGACAGCGCCGTGATGCTGGTGCTGGGGTGGTTTGCCACGCTGAACATGAGCGCGGCCATTGCCTACGACGAGGCAAAGACGCCGCCCCGAGGCTTCGACAACATTGGTGAGGGCGACCAGGACGTTGACGACCTGGGCTTTCCTGAACTACAGGCGACCTGGTAGAGGCGCACACGAGGACGAAACATGGCTACTTCCCGCATTCTTGGCCTTGACGGCCAGCCCATCTCACTACCCGACCTTGAGGAGCCGCAGACGGCGCGGCTTGGCGTTCTGCAGCACGAGTTGCAGTCGCATCCGACGCGCGGTCTCACCCCTTCCAAACTGGCCAGGATTTTGGACCAGGCGGAAACCGGTGACATCACGGCCCAGTCCGACCTTTTCGAGGACATGGAAGAAAAGGACGGCCACATCGGCAGCGAAATGAGCAAGCGCCGCCGCGCGTGTCTGCTGGAGTGGTCTGTGGTGCCGCCCACCAATGCCAGTGCGCGGGAAAAACGCAATGCCGAGGCGTTGGGCGAGATGATGACGGACATTGCTGACTTTGAGGACATGCTGTTCGATGTGACGGACGCCATCGGCAAGGGCTTTGCCTGCAGCGAAATTGAATGGCACCGCTCTGGCAATTGGTGGCTGCCAAAAACCATCACGCACCGCCCGCAGAGCTGGTTTCAATTGCACCGTGGCTACCGTCAAGAGCTGCGACTGCGCACCGGGGCGGCCGTGGATGGCATTCCAGGCGAATCATTGCAGGCGTTCGGGTGGATCACGCACGTTCACAAGGCCAAGAGCGGCTACCTGGAGCGCTCGGCGCTGTTCCGGCAACTGGTCTGGACGTATCTCTTCAAGAACTACTCGGTGGGTGACCTGGCCGAGTTCCTGGAGATCTACGGAATCCCGCTGCGCATCGGCAAATACCCGCCGTCGGCCAGCGAAAAGGACAAGGCAACGCTGTTGCGCGCCCTGGTTGGTGTGGGCCACAACGCCGCCGGCATCGTGCCCGAGGGCATGCTGCTGGAGTTCCATGATGCAGCGACCGGTGACCCGGCTGCGTTTGAGCTGATGATCGATTGGTGCGAAAAGAACCAGTCGAAGGTGATTCTGGGCGGCACATTGACCAGCGGCGCAGATGGCAAGAGCAGCACCAACGCGCTCGGCAACGTCCACAACGAAGTGCGCAAGGACTTGCGCGATGGTGATATCCGCCAGCTCAATTCGACGTTGAGCCGGGATTTGGTCTATGCGATTGCGGCGCTGAATGGGCTGGCGCCGGATGGCATACGCCGGGCTCCACAGCTGCGAATCAATGCTCAAGAGCGGGAAGACCTGACAGCCTATGCCGAGTCCTTGCCAAAGCTGGTGGCCATTGGCCTGCGGCCAACCGTCCAGTGGGCCCACGAGAAGCTAGGTATTCCACGCCCTGAAGAGGGTGAGGCTGTGTTGGGTGCGCAAACCGTGGTGGCACCGCCTGCAGGTGGAACAGGCACGGCGGCCGCATCGGCGGTGCTTCCATCGGGCACGGCGCTACCGCCTCCGGTGGCGATGTCGCCGCAATTGAGCCGCACCGCTGCACCGGCTGTTGCCGGGTGGATTGACCAGGTGCGGGAGCTGGTGAATAAGGCAAAGTCTCTGGAGGAAATCCGCGACGGGTTGGACGCCTTGTTGCCCAACATGACGCTGGACCAGTACGCCGCAGCCATGGCCGAGGCATTGCGGGCGGCTGAGCTGTCCGGGCGCTATGAGGTGCTGCAGGAAGCCGGAGGCCTGCATGGCTGACGCTGTCTATGGGTCGCTGGACTTCGCGGAGCAGTCGGCATTCTTCCGGCGCAAGCTGAGTCTTTCAACGGACGGCTGGACCGACATCTACACACGCGAACATGACTGGGCATTTGTAGTGGCTGGTGCCAATCGGGATGCGATTGTTTCGGACTTTCGCGCTGCCGTGCAAAAGGCGATTGACGGCGGCACGCTGGAGGGCTTCAGAAAGGACTTCGACAAGATCGTGGCCACGCATGGGTGGGACTACAACGGCGGCAGGGACTGGCGCAGCCGGGTGATCTATGACACCAATCTGTCAACAAGCTATGCAGCGGGCCGCTACCAGCAACTGCAGGCTGCGCCCTATTGGCAATATGAGCATCAAGACTGGGTTGCAAATCCGCGCCCCGAGCACGCGAGCTGGGATGGCCTGGTGCTGGAGCGTGGAGACCCTTGGATAAAGACACACTATCCACCCAATGGTTGGGGGTGCCACTGCACCATGCGCGGACTTTGGCCAAAGGACTTGCAACGCCTGGGCAAAAGCGGGCCGGATCAGGCGTCACCCATCAAGTGGGTGGATCGCACCATTGGCGAGCGCAGCGCCTTGGGCCCCCGCACGGTGCGAGTGCCAGAGGGCATTGACCCTGGATTCGAATACGCACCAGGCAGCGCACGCTTGCGCAGTGCGATACCGCCAGAGCGTCCCGATCCGCCGCTACGAGGAAGCACTGGGGGCGAAGGTCTGCCCAACAGGCGGCCGAGCGATCCATTGCCGCCGCCGAGGCATTTGGCAGCTTCTACGCTGCTGCCCAAGGGGTTGACGCCAGAAGCGTATGCAAAGGCATTCCTTGAGCCGCTGGGGGCCACGCTGGAGGCACCCGCCATCGTCAGGGATGTTATCGGCGAGCGCCTGGTCGTGGGTCGTGAGCTGTTCACGGATGTGAAGGGCAATCTCAAGTCGGACAAGCTGGGGCGCGGGCCATTCATGGGTCTACTGGCGAAGGCCCTGCTGGAGCCCGACGAGATCTGGGTGCGTCTTGAGTGGTTGCATGCAGCGCAAAGGGCGGTGGTCCGTCGCCGCTACGTGGCGCAGTTTGTGATTGAGGGCGAGGATGTGCCGTCGCTGGCAGTTTTTGAATCCGGTGCGGATGGATGGACGGGGGTGACCACGTTTCACGGAACGACTCAGGAGACCGACTTGTGGCGCATCGGCGTGCGCCTGTACCAGCGGACTGCCAAATGACAGGCAAAAAAAAGCCAGCGCTGTGCCACTCGCTGGCTCGACCGGATGCAGGGTCGGCTGGCCTGGCACGGCCGTCTCACCCGATGAACTACCCACATTGTAGGAGATTGATTCCATGACAGGAACCCATTTCAATGTTGCCGTCGAGATGGCCGAAGTGCGCGCCATGCTGAACCGGCTTGGGAAGGCCGGAACGGACGATCTGATGCCTCGCCTCGGTGAGTATCTGCTCAAGTCAACACAAGGCCGATTCAAAGATCAAAAGGCTCCGGACGGTGCGCCGTGGGCCAAGTTGAGCCCCACGTACGCCAAGCGAAAGAAGTACAACCAGGACAAGATACTGACGTTGCGTGGATATCTGCGTTCAGGTATCCGATACCAGGTCACCGGACCGGCCGAGGTGGAGGTGGGGACGAATGCCGTGCAAGGAGCGATCCACCAGTTTGGCGGGACGATTGCGCACAAAGCCCGGACCGCAAAGGTACGGTTCCGCACCGATGCAAAAGGTGAGCTGCTGCGAAGTGGATTGATGAACGGCAGCGCCCTGATCTTTGCCGCCAGACGACATAAGCGGGCCGCTGAGCGCCAGGTGGACGTTCCTGCGCACCAGGTGACTATTGAGGCGCGGCCTTTCCTGGGTGTCAGCTCCGAGGACAGCAAGCAAATCCAAGAGATTGTGCAGGACTGGTTCGTAAAGCGTAGCAAAGGCTGAGTTCTTCAACCCGGTCGGCATGCGAGTTTTGCAATGAAAGTGAACGAATTGGAGGTATGACCATGAAGCTGATCATCAAGACGGCGTTGGTAGTTGCGGTAGTGATTGGCGCTGTAGCCGTCTATTGGGTTGCAGAATTCGTACACGTACTTGGACGGATCTCGTGACCGCCGCCGCCAACCGCCCCGCCGTACCTGGTCTACGCGTCGCATTCCCCGATAATCGGCCCAAAAAGCGACCCGGCCGCCTATTTTCGTAGCACGAAAGTAATTTTCTATTTCCGGCCCACCAAGACCCACTACTGCCCGGAAAACCCCACGTTTATCTCACTGGCCCTCGTGGAAATATCTCACCTCCCTTCACCAGCCGGTGCGTGACACAAATACGCAGGCTGGAACGCCACCGGCCAAAGACCAGCTCATCGGCCACACGCGCCTCCGTGCCCACGTCCAGCGCCGAAAAGGGATCGTCCAGGATGATGACGTCGGCCGGATGCAAGGCCGCCCGCGCCAGCGACAAGCGCTGCCGTTGCCCGCCGGAGAGATTGAGCCCGCGCTCCCCGATTTCGGTATCCAGGCCGCCGGGCCACTGCGCCACGTCCTGCGACAGGTTGGCCAACTCCAGCGCGCGGTGCAGGGCCGCGTCCGGCCACTCGTCCCGCTGGCCAAACAGCGTGAGGTTGTCGCGCAGCGTGCCGCTGGCAACAAACGTCTCCTGCGGGCAATAGGCAAAGCGCGGCGCATTGCCCCACTTGATGCCGCCCGCAGTGGGGGA